CGAAGTTCAGGTTACTCTGACGATGTGTCAGAAGAAGCTGACTTCTGGTGTTGTGCGTTCGGCCTTCACGATGGATGTTCCCGTCATGGAGTCCGTGAGCGGTCAGAACGCTGCCGGTTACACGGCTGCGCCGAAGGTCGCCTTTGTCGTTCGCAATGACTGGGTTTCTTACGCCCATCCGCGTTCGACGGTGTCCTCGCGCCGCCTTGCTCGGCAGTTGCTCGTGAATTTCGCGGGAAATATCTCCACCACCGTGGCAGCCGCTACCAGCGGCTTCCTTCCGGATGGTGTGGATTCTCTTCTCGCCCCTACCTAATGGAGCGGAATGAGATCGCCTTTTCCCTGATCGTGGCAGTTGTCATCATTGCCTTCCTTCTCTCGAAGGTCGCTCTCGGTGACACTCCCTTGATCCAGGGCTAAGGCCCGCGTTTTGTAATCTCTTTTAAGGAGTTACATCCTATGCATTTTCCATGCTGGGATTCACAGGCTCCTGAAAGCTCACTGCTCTTCCTTAAGGAGCAGGCCAGTGCCCACCTCGCTTTATGCGTCTCCAGACAGTCTCTTGTTGTCAAGGATCTCTTGTCACAAGACGACTGGCTGGGGCTGGTGGAGTTCGACATCGACTATGCTGACGTCGACTTATCAGCTTTTGAGCTGATTCACCTTCGTCAGGCCTTGGCTTTCTTTCAGAAAAACAAGGCCCTCCCGCTTTCGATTAATCGAGAACAGGTCGCTTTTTCGAAGTTCGAAGCCGCCGAGGCTCAATGTCGTCTTACGAACGAGTGCTTCAAGGCTTGGAGTGAGGGGCGGTTTCAATTCCGTCCCCTCGTTGAGCATGTATTGCACATTGCTCAAAGAAAAATCTCCGAGATCCTTGGCCCACTCCCCTCGTGGTCTGACGTTGACCCCCGGTTCGGCCCTGGCGCTACCATCGACACTAAAAGGTCGGTAGCGAACCCGCGTCTGAAGATATCAGCCGGGTTCTCGTGTAGTGAAAACCTCCTTCCTTTCGTTCCACCAATTCTCCGCTCGCTCCCGCATCTGCTGGAGTTTCACGGAAAGATGGTGCGTACCGATCCCCCCGACGATTTTTCGGAGGAAGGATACGAGGTGTACTCAGTCCCTATCACCCTTTCAGGTGGCAGGCTGAGTTTCGTCGCAAAGTCTGCGAAGACCGATAGAGCCATCGTTGTGGAACCATCGCTTAATGCGATGTTCCAGATGGCCTACGGCGATTATATCGCTAAAAGACTTCGCCGGCAAGGGATCGACATCCGTGACCAGACGTATAACCAACGTCTAGCCCGAGAAGGTTCGATCACCGAGGAGCTAGCAACCCTCGACCTTAGTAGTGCGAGTGACACCGTCTCAGATGAACTTGTCGCCCATCTGCTCCCTTTAGACTGGTATATCCGGCTCGATGCCTTGCGGACTAAGTCCGTGAAGTATCGTGGCCGAGATATCAGCCTTTCGAAGTTTTCTTCGATGGGGAACGGTTTCACATTTCCGCTCGAGACTCTGATATTTTACTCTTTGGCGTTCGCAGTATCTTCCATCACTGATGGGAGAGGTGCTGTTCATGCCTATGGAGACGATATCATCGTCCCGACCCGCTCAGCTCCCGAGCTCGCTCGAGTACTAGGCGAAGTCGGATTCACGGTTAATACGGATAAGTCCTTTTGGACAACCCGATTTCGTGAATCGTGCGGAAAAGACTACTTTTGCGGTATCGATATTCGTCCCTGTTACATTAAGGATCATGTAACAGCGGCGGACCTCTTCGTGCTTCACAATTTTTACGTGAAGACATCCCAGTACGAGTTTGCTCGCGCAGTCTTGAAAAAGATCCCGCGGCACCTTCGTCTCTGGGGGCCCCCTGGCTACGGGGACGGGTACCTGCACACGGATTCGTGGACTGGTACCCCTATCCATCGCCAGAAAGGCTGGGGAGGTTTTACTTTTGACATCTGGTCACACAAGGGACGGAAATATACCTGCCCGTTGCCGGGCGATTATATCTATCCGCTCTATTGTGTGTACCGGAATGTGCCAGGCGACAGCCCGGCACAGCATAGATCTGGGAAATGGCT